CCTGTTTGCAATCGTTACGCCATACTATAAATGTAAAGAGGGCATCAGGATACTGCTCTTTCCACTTAAGTAGCAAGCGGTTCTTGCGGTAAGGGATACGTACTTCTTTCCAACTAGGGTTCCAATCTCCCTTCCAAGAATACTTAACCTCCACTTCATAGAGGTGGTGTGTTTCTTCTACTGCCTTGCAAATAATATCAAAGTCTTTTCGTTCTGTAGTATCAATAGTAGTGTAGTTCATATCTTTAATATACTTCAGGGTAGCTTGCTTGGCATCCCTATCTGCTATGTCATACAAAGCTTTATCAAATTGTTTACGTGGACCCATTTGAGTCATTCTCTTTCTCCATTTTGTTCTGTTGTTGTTTCTCATACATATTCATTCTTCATTCTCCACGAATGGATTGTCAATCTGTGTCATCCTACCAGTTACTTTATCATAGTGCAAGTAGCAAGCAACACCTGTCTCACCAGTATACCTGTTCTTCAAGATACGTATGGTGGTGGTGTTGGCTGCTTGCTCATCGTCTGCTTGCTGGTTGCGTTCCAATGCGATGACGGCATCAGATAGATGTGCGATGCTGGCAGACCCACGAAGATGTGAAAGGGATACCTCACGACCATCCTCATGCCCACGATCACCACTTGGCCGACGTAGGTGGCTCACAAGCAGCAAGCCAATGCCTGTCTCCTCCACTAGAGAGCGTAGCTTAGTCATTAGAATATCAATTGACTTACGCTCATCGCCGTTGTCTTCCTGACCTGATACCAAGATAGATAGATGATCAAGGATAATCCACTTGGTTCCTAATGCTTTAGCCATGTAACGAACACGACCTAAGATTTCATCGTTACTGATAGAACCAAAGTGATCAAAGGCAAAGAACCTCTTGGTCCCGATGGTCTTCTCCTGCCATACACGTAGCTGCTCTTTAGTATATTGATCACGTATCTCTTTGATATAGAGCCTAGCGTTGGCTTCCACTGACATAAGGTTGAAGGCTGTGTTCTGTACACTTTCTTCCATAGCCAAGACACCAATGTTATCTTTAGTGTTCATCATTAGGTGATGCATTAGCTCACGCATGATACTGGACTTACCCATACCAGCACCACTGGTGAAGGTGACTAGCTCACCAGTACGCATACCATAGGTCTTCTCATTCATCTGTGACCAAGGATATAGACAGGTCTCACAGTAATTCTCATCGTACAGGCTATCGCCTAGATCATGTAGATTAATAATGCCAGCAGGAGTAAAGGGTTTAGCACCCCACCACGCTTGCATGAAGTCTGCTGACTTACTGACCTTTAGATATTCATTGGCATCCTTCATCTCTAGATGCATGATCTTACACTTATTAGGCTCAAAAATCTCAGCTACATCTGCGGCTGCTTGCTTACCTGCCTTATCATTATCAAAGCACAAGACAACCTGATCAAACTGATTGAGGTACTCAAACGATTGCTTACAGTTGGCTGCTGCTGATGCCGCACCATTCTTCAGTGAGACCACGGGCCACTTCGATCCCATCATTTGATAGGCACTCATAGCATCTACCTCACCCTCACAGATGGTAATGAACTTACCTCTTGGAGTAAAGACATTCTCCCCAAACAGCCCAGCGTTAGACATGTTACCTTCAGACCAGAACTTTTTATTGGATGTGTCCCTTACCTTATTACAGATATGATTACCATTCTTATCACAGTACTGGTAGACATGGTGAGTAATCATAGACCCCTTCTTCTTAGTCAGGGTGCCAAACTTCTTGGCAGTATCCTTACTAATCTTACGGTCAGGGATATCATTGTACTCACCTGAATTAACTAGGCTTGTGACATTAGCATCTTTAGGTTGAGGAGTAGGCATAGTAGATACTTTCTCTGGATGTTTATATGCTTTACAACTAAAGCAGTAGGTATGTCCATCAGAGTAGTGATGGTTGGCATCAGAAGATTTACAGCTGGGACACGGACCTTTGCTTCCGACTTCTTCCTCTTCTTGACTTATCATTAATAAATCCTTTCGCAATGGTGTAGGCTTCAACAGGTAACACTCTCAGCATGTAGCATAGGCTGGCCCTATCGTCAAGCTCTTGTTGTGCCTCACGCCTAGTCTTGTAGCTTTTAAGAACATTACTTTTATAGACTAAGTTATACATCTTCAAATGTTTCTCTCCAAAGATTGCTTACAAAGTCTTCCTTGTCTTCCATGACTTCATTAAGCTCAATCCTAGCTAGGTGTCGGGCTTCTTTAATATCATAGCCTTCTTCCTTATACTCTCTAACAAGGCTTCTAAGTAGGGAACTCCTTTCTTTCTGCCAAAAATTCTTACTCATCTTCATTCAACTCTTCTATAAATTTATCCACATCTTCTGAGTTTGTCGGCTCATACCCGTTGTCTAACATACAGTACCATAGATCGGAAGAATAGCCAAGGTTTTTTCTTAGCCTCTCCTGTCTAGCCTTCCAATGTGAATAAAAATTAACTACTTCGGCCTTCATCTAATTCTGCCCAGAACTTACCGTTACCTGTCTCTTGTCGGGCTACGGATAATTCTTTTCTAAGTTTCTTTGTAAGCTCTTGTTCTTTCTCAAGTTGTATTTTAAGAGTGTTAATATTCTTATGTAGCTGGGACACTAACCCATTGTATTCATTAGTGAACTCTGTCAATTCTAATTTCTCCTTGTTCTATACATTCCATCTCATCCAAACCTAATCCATTTAAAAACTTCAGGGCTTCGCCTTCTGTATTAAACTTCATGGGAAAGCCAGTGGGTGTTGTCAAGATATCGAAGCAATCAAAATCTTCTACCTCATTGTGTGTTACATTAAGTATATCCTGAACTATTATAAACATTAACCACTTACCTTTTTAAAACTATTTATAAAAGATATGCTTACCTATTTGAGAAAGTTTTTTCAGTCCTTTAGACCATTTAGGGTTAACATAAGAAGCATGATAGTGTGTAGCTTTATTAGTTATAGATATAATAGTTCCACTTAATGCTAATGACTTAACACTTAATGCTTCATCATAAGATGAATAACTATGCATCTTTTCAGACTTACCATCACACCAATAACTAAAAGCACACTTATATTTTACAGGATTTCCTTTAAAATATTTACCTGACTTTACTACTTTGCATATAGTATTAGGAAAATATTTATTGGAAACTCTTTCTAAAATAACATTGGCTACTGCTAACTGACCAATAAAACTTTCACTCCTTGCTTCAAAATAAATAGCTTCAACTAAACAAAGTTCTTCCTCATTCAAAGTAGAATCAACAAGTACATTATTATCTTTAGCATGTAAAGAACTACTAAAGAATATTAATATTAATATTAGATACTTCATCAAGTTATCCTACGTTTACTCACAAACTTTCCCAAGTCTTTCTCAACCCAACTAATTTCTTTTTCAATTGCTGTCCTTATGTTGACAAGACACTTTAGTTTCTCAGAAAAATCCAGTGCATTATAATTAGAAGTTGTTACTAGCACTGGAGTGTTTCCAACCCTTTTAATTTCTAATAGATTAGTCATTACTTACTCTCCTTAGTAGAAGCACTAAGATCGCCAAGGTCCATTGTCTTACCAATACCAAACAAATCTGCAACACTCTCTGGGAAAAGATCATACTCAGTATCTACCCCACCTATTACATCTCTTGTAATATCATTAAGCGAAAGTGCAGCCCAGTAAATCTCAAGTGCTTTAGTGTCTCGCCTAGCTTTAAACATATGAAACTCACCAGCTGGAACGATAGCTACGTCTTCAGGATATAGAACTGTTATATCTACTAGATCGTAGTCATCTTTCCAGCGGTGGATTTCGAGTTCACCATCCTCCACATAGAAAGCATTTATCTTTGACTGGTGGCAGTGCTTAGAGCAGTAACCGCCAGTGTTAATAAAGATAGAATGCAATTCTATTTGGGGGCATTGGATCAAGGGGATCGTTACTCCCCATACCTTTCCCTCTACTATGCTCATTACTCTTCACTCACCTCTTCATTCATATTTAAGAACCCATTGATGTCTGCTATACTTACTTCAGTTATACTACTGATATTGTACCCTGAGAATGCCAAGGTAGACATAAGATAATCCTCCAGTACTTCAGGGATATCTGAATAGTTGTAGTAATTAAAGTACATAGTCACTTATTCCTTCTCTATAGTATATCATACATCTAATTATACAGCAACTTTTATCTTACTGTCAAGAGATAATATGTATTATTACATGTACAACGGTTAAAATAATAAAAATTTCCAACATTAAGCTGCTTCCAATTCTAATAGTCCAGCTATTACATGTCCAACTACATATAATGCTAATCCAATCATAATAAGGTCGTGTTTTGACATCATACAGCCTCCAACTCTAACCAAGCGGGTGACACCAACATTTTCTTCACCTCTTCTTCACGTAATACTTTACGGGTGTGTGCCTTACCCTTCATTCTAGATGTAGCTGTGTGGGTAGACCACT